GCGTAATCTAGGATCACGCAGGTTTCCTTGAACTCTTCAATGCGAAGGCCGCGCCCAATAATTTGCTGCAACAAACCCACGCTTTCGGTGGCCCGCAGGATCGCGATCAGTTCCACATGCGCGGCGTCAAACCCGGTTGTCAGGACCGAGACATTGACGATGTATTTGATCTTGCCCGCCTTGAAGGACTTGATGATCGCGTCACGTTCCTTCTTGGGGGTTTCCCCCGTCACTAAGGCGGACATGTCGGGGGGCAAGCTTTCCAAGCACTCTTTGGCATGGCGAACCGTGGCGGCAAAGACCATCACGCCACGGAGAAACTTTGCCTGAGATACCACGTCGGCCATGATAGCCGAGGTCTTGCGGCCCTGCCCGTGGTAAGCGCGGTCGATGGCGATCATATCAAACTGGCCACGGGAATTTAGCTCCATGTCCAGCGTCTGATAACCGTCCACGGCGATGTGCCCGATGGTGGGCTTGGTCAGGAACCCCTGTTCGATCAGCGTGTGGGCTTGGATGCGGTACACGCAGGCCTCAAAATAGGGGTTCTTGGTTTTGCTTTCCAGCACGGGCTTGCCGTTCGGCCAGAACCCGAAGATGTACCCGGTGCCCATGCGGTAGGGCGTGGCGGACAGGCCGATCACGCGCAGGTTGGGGCTGACCTTCTTCATCTCCTCAATGATGCTTTTGACCGTGGGGGTGATGCCATGGCATTCATCAACAACCACCGCAGCAAACTGGCTGCCAAAACGCTTGATGGAATTGATGACGGTGCCGGGCGTCCCAAACACCACGGGGTGGCGCAGGCTTTTTTCCCCAACGGTTGCCGAGAATATAGAACACTTTTCGCCCGTCAAGCGGAACTTTTCGGCGTTCTGGGTTACCAATTCCGCGCTGGGGGCAAGGCACAGGACGTGCTTCCCGCCCGACATGGCGTTGATGGTATCGGCCACTGCCGCGATGATGTGGGATTTACCCGCCCCCGTGGCCGCTTCAATGCAGCACGGGAGCGTGTTCTTCTTGATCCACGCGATGATCGCGTCGTGGGCTTCTTGCTGGTAAGGGCGCAGGGTCATGGCTTACTCTCACATCTGTTTTGTGTGTTTTAACACATATCTGTGTGCCGTCAATCCCCTAAGTGCGTCACCTCCCGATGATCCCCCGCAAGCCTTTGGCAAAACCTCTTCCCATCCACGAATATTTTACCGGGACAAGAACAATGCCATCGCTCTTGTATTGAGCCAAATGACCCTCGCAGAACTTGGCGCAGTATTCGACAGCGTCGCGGCGGGCAGTTTCTAGCTGCCGCCGCAATTGAAGGTTGATGTTGATCTGGCGTTGCAATTGGTCTTCCAGCGACGTTTCAGAATGCGGCAACCTTGCACCCTCTCTTCTGGATGATGTCCACAAGCGCCTGCCATTTTTCCATGTATTCGGCTGGAACATCGACCATGAAAGTCAGGGGTTCGGGCTTTGCAACAACTGCCACGGGTTCGGGTGCGGGTGCGCCCTCGGGGACAAGTTGCAGGTCAAGCTTGGGTTGCACGGGCGGGTGGTTGAGGTTTTCAAAATACAACCTTGCGTTACGCTCCGAACGTAAACTGGCGGGCTTGCCTTTCAGCCAATGGTAAGAAGCGCCACCGCGCCTGGAACCGACAATGGCGTCAAGCTGCTTTATGTCATAGCAGATGGTTGTGGCGAGATAGATATACGGCCATTTATCCCTGAACGTTTCGAAAACTTCGGAGTGCTGTTCATACAGGGTCTTCTTGAAGGTTTGGTTCATGTTCATCATCGTTCTCCTTTATTTCAGGGTCCAGTAGGTTGAGGGTTCGCCGCGCCACTTTTCTAGATCGGCGTCGGGGGCAAGTTCTTTGATGGCCTTGGCGTAGGACACACTGCCAGCCCGATGCACCAGCGTAAGCTTGCGCCCGCAGACCACGGCATCCTCGCCCGCAGTCTCAAACACCAGACTGTCCAAGATTTCTTTCTTGCGGTCTTCAGCATCTTTGATCTGCTTGGTGAGTAGATCGTACTCTGCAATCATATAACGGTGGCCTATACTGTCGATCTCAAGCTTTTCTTCCGGCTCTGGCATGGCATCTTCGCAAGTCTCCAAAAATTTGTGGTAAAATTCTTCAAGTTTAACCACGTTTTCCCCAACCCACACTGGATCGTAATCAACAATTTCAAGGCTGTGGTCGTTCGGGGTCCACTGCCAAAAATAACAAGCCACACGGTCGGTGCAGTACATCTGGATTTGCATCTGGGCGTAATAGTGCGGCTGTTCTTTGATGGACTTGAACGGCGCGGGCTTGGGCTTGTCACGCAGGCCATAGGGGCATTTGATTTCAAGTAGGGCGTGGTTTGAAATGTACCCGTCAGGGCTTGCGCCGATCCAAGACCGCATGGGGTGTACCACAAACGAGGCGGGGGCTACCTGTACGCCCTGATGGTATTCGAAAGCCTCGCGGGCCTCTGTCTCGTGGTTGGTGCCCCACGATGTGGCGATGTTGCCCTCAAATTCTGACGGCAGCCCCTGATAGGCGCGCACCATCCGGCGCATCGCCTCATCGCGGGAGGTGTTGGGGTCTAGGCCAAGGATGGCCCCCACCATTGACCCGGTGACGCGCCCCTTGCGGGCTGCAAACCATTCTGGTGATCTTTGTTCCATGTGTCTCACTCTTTGCGGTTGGGGTGTCGGGAGGGACCGAGGCCCCTCCCAGTTTTCTTAGAAGGGAATTTCATCGTCAACGATGCGGTTAGACGCCTTCTTGCTGGCACCAACATCCTCGGCCTTGCCCTTGGCGATCTCTTCAGGGGTCGAGACGGCGGCGTTCTTTGGCGATACCTTGGCCACATAGTTGCGGGGGTCACCAGTCTTCGGCACCATCTTGTCGATGCGGATCACCATCGGCTTGTTGGTCAGGTGCGTCATCAAGTGTTCGTCCTTGATCTCAACGCTATTGGTAATAAGTTCGGTCAACTTTCCCCCAGCGTTGGTGTCAATGGCACCAAACATCATGCGCTGACGGTCACGCTTCGCGATGGCCTTGTCTTCCCCGTTCTTTTCCAGTTCGTACGGGTCAACGCCCTTGATCCAGAGGGTCTGGAACACCTTGCGGTTGGCGTACTCTTCCGGCGCGATGACGGCCCAGCGCAGGGACAAACGTTCACGACCGTTCGTGTCCTTGCTCCACTTTGCTTCGTCAATCGCGGCCTTGACCGAGGTGCCATCGGGGAACAGGCTGAACCCAACGCTTCCCTTGGGGGATTCGTATTCCCCGTCGGCGGCCTTGACGGTGGTACCATCGGACAGGCCGAGGATGTTGTTTAACCAGTTATCGCTCACTTCTTCTCTCCTTTAAGCAGATACGCGGACAGCGGGTTGATCCCCGGCTTGACCTCTATGGGTTCGGTTATCCCGAAACGGTTTTTCGAAACATTGGCGGCCATGGCGTGGCACACCAGTTGGCGATCCCCGGTGGAGAAAGCTTTTTTCACATCGCCGTCGCCCTTGGTGAACATTTCAAGGCGCAGGAACCCCACCAGATCAACGTTGTCCACATAGGGCTGCATCGACTTTTCGTGCATCCGCATCGTGTACTTGGTGTACTGGTTGCCGTCGGGCGGCGACACGGTCGTGGTGTCGGCGTGGGACAGGAACACGACGTTCATGCCACGGTCCAAGAGGTAATCGCAGCCCTTACGCAGGCGGCGGTGTTGGGATGCCACCATATTGGTGCCAGCGCCCCACCCGCCCAACGCTTGGTTGATGCTCTTGGGTTTGTTCGGGTCGGTTTCCACAACCCAATCGGTGAACAGCGTGTCCAGCGTTGACACCGTGTCCACCACCAGCGTTTCGTACTGGTGTACCTCCTTGGCCAGCGCCCAAAGCTGCGGCCACAGGTCTTCGACCGAGGTCAGGACCGGGAAGGCGTCGGGCATGGGGCTGTTGGTGATCGACTTAAGGCCATCCTCGGCCCGGATGAAGATCGGCTTGGGGAAGCAAGCGGCTAGGGATGTTTTCCCCAACCCAGCCTCACCGATGATGGTCACGGCGAGGGGCCGTGGCTTAGGTTTCGCAATTTGGTCTAACACAGACATTCTGTTGTCTCCTTTTCCAACGCCATTGACCCTAGACGCCACTTGTGCGAATGTCAACAGGCTATGTTCGCGAAAGGAACAACCTCAACATGACAAAAGTAACAAACATCCGAGACGCCATTGCAGATCAGATCGCCCGTGTGCGTGAGGCACTGAAGGATCGGGTCCATTCCAAGGTGGCGGACGCCACTGGACTTCACGTCAACACCGTGAGGAACATTGCCAAGGACGGGGACCAGAAGTTTTCGCTGACCACAATCGAAAAACTGGAGAAATACCTGTTCGGCGAAAAGGTCTGAGCATGGAATACCGCATTGTATGGGAGGCTGGATTTCGCGTTTTCGGGCTGTATGGCCGCGACGGGAACGGGAAATGCGAATGCGGAAATCCCAACTGCCCAGAGAAATCTCTGTTCAAGCATCCGCGTGTGTCAAATTGGCAACATACACCCCACTGGTCCGAAGAGCAATTGGATACCATGGTCGAGATGGGCCAGTTCAACACGGGCTACGGCATCGCGTGTCGGGAACTCCTTGTCGTTGACGTGGACGCCCGCAACGGTGGCGTGGCCAGCCTGATGAAGTTGCTTGCGGCGGTGCCCGAGGTGGCCGGATCAGGCCTGATCGTCAACACAGGGTCGGGCGGCGGTTCCAAGCACTACTATTTCCGCGTCCCGTTGGGCGTGGCGCTGGTGGGCAGGCTGTCTGATTACCCCGGGCTGGATTTCAAATCCGGCGCGGCTTTTGTCGTTGGGCCGGGATCACAACACGCCAGCGGGCGGCCTTACCAGATCGCGTACGGGTCGCCCGAGGACATTGACATGGTGCCGGATGCGTTGCTGGACCTGTTACGGGTGCCAGAGCGCCACCGGGCCGATCTGGGCGGCAAGACGGTGGATGTCAACGAACTGGAACTGGCCGAGATGCTGGCCCATGTCCGGGGGTTTGACGATTACGAGGTCTGGGTCAAGATCGGGATGTCCCTGCACCATGCGACGGGGGGTGCTGCGTTTGACCTTTGGGATCGGTGGTCCCAGCAATCGGCGAAGTACGACCCCGACGAAATGAACGCAAAGTGGCACTCGTTCGGTAGGTCGGCCAACCCCGTGACCCTTGGCACCTTGGTTCATTACGCCGAGGAGGGTGGGTATATCCAGCCCGTTACCTTCACGCCCGGGAAGGAATTCACGTTTGAGACGCCGGAAGAGTATCTGGCACCAAAGGCCATCGACACCAGTTCGTTCGACCCCCTCCGCCCCCCGGGGTTTGCGGGGAAGCTTGCGACGTGGATCGAAAGCCGCACCAGACGCAAACGGGAAGCCCTTGCCGCCATGTCGGCGATCTGGGCGATGGGGGTGGCGTTTGGCCTGCACTACCGAGACGACCGGGATCGCGCCACGACCAACCTGTTCGTCTTTAACGTCGCCGGATCGGGCAGCGGCAAGGACGGCATCTTGGGGGCAACCGCCGAGGTGCTGGAGGCCTGTGCGCTGTCGGCGGCGGTGCATGGTACCATCAAGTCCGAGCAAGAGATCGCCCGCAACCTCACCCGCCACCAGATGGCGGCATATATGATGGATGAGGTGGGGTTTTTGTTCCAGAAGATCAGCGGTGCCAAGAAGAGCGGCGCGTCCTATCTGGAGGGCGTGGTCGGCCTGTTGATGTCGGCCTATTCCAAGGCGGACGGCAGGCTGATGGTATCGGGCGATCTAAAGGAAGACATCCGTGGGCACTTGCTGAAGGAACTGACGCAGGTGGAAAAGGCCATCGAAGAACACGGCGAGAAGCCCAACTTCGTCGCCCGGCAGAAGGCGATCATCTACCAGTTGGACACGCTGGACGCTGGGATCGACCGCCCGTTCCTCGCCATGACCGGGTACACGACCGAGAAGAACTTCAACGAGCTTGTGAACTTTGAAAGCGCGACCACCGGGTTCATCGGGCGGTCGATCCTGTGCATCGAACAGGATACCACCCCCGCGACCAAGAAGGGGTGGAAGAAGTTACCCATGCCCGAGGCCCTGAAGCTTACCATGCAGCAACTGGCAACGGGTGGAACGTACGATGCAACGGCGGGCCATAGCCGACGGGTCGAGCATTACGGGGACAGGGTGGAAATCCCAACCACGGCGGAGGCCGCAGAGATGCTGGACAACATCGTGGACCTGTTTGACCAGATGGCCTACGAGCATAAGGAAAGCACCGGGCTGGAGGCCCTGCCCCTGCGCGGG